AACGCCCCGTTACAGTAGTGGATACCGGCGGCGGCATCGGCTTTCGTCAACTTCGTTTCTGTTCTGCGCCGATGACTGTTAATGGGCGTTTTATCTAGTTATGGAATAAGCTTTGATTTGAAATAGTTGCTAGTTGACAAGAGAAATTTATTTAGTTATGATTCAAGAACCTTAATCTCATTTTGGGTTATTTTACCCTGTCTTTTCTGTCATATTTTTAAATCCTTCTTTTGGAGAAAAATATGTCAGTTCAACTTTCTGTTCGTGGCAATCTCGGTGCCGAATTTAATTTGCGTCCAGTCGCAAGCACTAAAAACGATGAGGCTTCGATCGTACTTAATTTTTCCATTGCCTCCCCTAATTTCAAACGCAATGCCGAAGGTAAATCGGAAGTGGTTTCAACGGAGTGGATTTCTTGCGAATACTGGAATCGTGATGCCACTCATCTCCATAAAATTTTACAGGTCGGTATGCCGGTTTTCCTTACCGGTGAAGAACGTTACGAAACTTATACCAATCGTGATGGTATTGAAGTTCGCGTTCGTAAATTGCGTGTTCAAGATTTATTCATTGTACCAACTGAACGTGTAGAAGCTATCAAGTTGCGTCCTAAACGTGAGCAGTCCCAGGACGGTAATCACGCTGATGCTGATGATGACATCCCAATGTAAATATGGCCACGAAAAATACTTCCTTTTTTCGTGAAATGAACTGCTGGCTTGCTGCATTATGGGCTGATTTTAAGGATATGTTCATTATTACCCTCATTTATGGAAGCTTGTTTGCTTTGGCAATGTGGGCTTTTTTGACTATCACATCTTGGCTTGTTTTGCAGCTGAAGCAAAGTTTGGGATTTTAAAATGCGTTTGTTTTTATGTGAAAAACCTTCTCAAGCTAAGGACATCGGTAAAGTGCTTGGTGTTCTTGGCGGGAGGTATGATGGGTATTTTCAGAATGGAGACACTATTGTTACCTGGGCATTTGGTCATATCCTGACACAGGCCGCGCCAGATGCTTATGGAGAACAATATGCTGATTTCGGAAATATCTCCGCATTACCCATTCTCCCTGAAGTTTGGCAGATGCAGGTACCACCGAAGGTATCGAAGCAGTTTAAAGTCATTAAAGGCTTGTTGGCCAAAGCAGATGAAGTAGTGATTGCTACTGATGCAGATCGTGAAGGGGAAGTTATTGCCCGTGAAATATTGGATTACTGTGGCTACCGAAAAAAGATCTCCCGATTTTGGACGAGTGGCCTAGATACCCAATCGGTAAAAAAAGCCTTATCTTCAATAATGCAGGGTAAGGATAAAGAAAACCTTTACCAAGCCGGTTTGGCGCGTAGTCGCGCCGACTGGTTGGTAGGTATGAACCTGAGCCGTGCCTACACAGCTGCTTATTCTGCCGGCTATGGCCGAGAACATACTCTGTCGATCGGTCGGATTCAAACACCGACTTTGAAGCTTGTAGTCCAAAGGGATAAAGAGATCGATACTTTCATGCCTTACAACTACTACACCCTTTCAGTAGATTTTGAGACAGCAGACAAGTCAGTGTTTACTACACTGTGGCAGGTTCCTGAAAACTGGCGTAATACTGATGGATACTGTACCAACCTTGAGGCTGTAAAGGCCCTTGTCAAACAGCTTGAGAAATCTAATGGTAAGGTCATTACCTTAAACAAAGAGCGTAAAAGCACCCCGCCTCCGTTACCTTACAGTCTTTCGGCTTTGCAAAAAGAAGCCGGAAAAAAACTTGGCCTATCGGCTTCCAAAGTGCTCAAAATTGCACAAACCCTCTACGAAAAATACAAGATTACGTCATATCCCCGTACGCCTTGCAGATACTTGCCAAAATCGCAGATGAGTGAAGTGAAAGATGTGTTTGCCGCAATACAGACTATCGACAAATCCATGCTTTCGGTAATTGAAAAAGCTGATCCTGAACGTCAATCAAGAGTATGGAATGATAACCAGGTAAACAAGCATTCTCATCATGCAATTATTCCGACCAGGGTCAGTAATTTTGATTTAACAGTCCTTGATAAGAATGAATTAACGGTGTATCGAATGATACGAGACCGTTATATCGCGCAGTTTTATCCTGATTTTGAATATGACTCTACTGTGGTGGAGGTTGAAGCATGTTCACATTTGTTTAAAGCCTCCAGCCAATCACCGGTTATTTCCGGTTGGAAGGTTCTTTTGGGTAAGGATGTGTTCGAAGGTGATCAAATCGATGAAGGCCCTGCTCTACCACATCTGAAAGTCAACGATGAGGTCGGCACGGTTTCTGCTAATCCCGAAACTAAAAAGACCACGCCGCCACCACGTTTTACAGAGGCTTCTTTACTTGATGAGATGCAAACTTTGAAGGACTTTTTGAAGAATGTAGAAGACGAACAGATCAGAAAAATTCTCAAAAGTACGGAAGGCTTGGGAACAGAAGCTACTCGCGCCGCCATTATCGATCGTTTGTTTGAAATGGGTTATATGGAAAAGAAACGGGGCAAAATCTATGCGACAGAAAAGATGATATATTGACCTGTCAATTATTAAAATAAGTTAATTTCTTATATTTCTGTTTTTAATAGGTATTTAGTTATTGCATTTTCAACGAAAACGACAAAGAACGGCTGTTTTTACAGCCGTTTTGTTTTGTATAAATTCGTTAAACCGTCTGATGTCGCGCTTTATCAAACGGCTTTTTAGTCTTGTGTATATAAAAGGCGATTTTTGCCAATTTCCGCATTAGTGCAACGATGATAATCATCTTAGGCTTTTTTGCCGCTTCTAAATTTCTGACAAGTTGAGGAAATGCATTCATGCGGTAGGCAACAAGGGCAGGCATGAACAAGGCGCGTTTTAATTGGCGGTGTCCGTATCGGCTCAATCTGCCTTTTTTATTGACACTTGTCCCTGATTGTTCAATTTTTGGACTTAGGCCGGCAAAAGCTACAAATTTATTCGCTGTTTCAAAATTCTTATCTGTCAGGTGTCTTAGTAGGATCACTGCGGTTTCTTTTCCTATTGCCGGTATGGTTTGCAAGTTTTGATATTCGATATTTAGGCTTTCTTTCTGCTTTATCATGCCTTCTATCCGCTTTGATGTCTGATCTATTTTTTCTTCAAGCAGTTCTATGATTGCTTCATGGGTTGATTTTATGTAAATGTCTTTTGCGGTATGCAATCTGTTTTGTGTTTCTTTTTGCTGTTCCTTAAGTTGTTGCAGCAGATTTATCAGTTTGTAGAGTATTGGATTTTCAGACGGCCTAAACGGTGTCAGTTTGTCTAAATGGCGGTTTGCAAATTCGGTGATAAGTTTTGAATCTGCTTTGTCTGTTTTGGTATGGCTAAACTGACTTTTCGCGTATTCTTTTATTTTCAAGGGATTAATTACATAAACGGTATAAAGTGCGCTTAAATATTCAGCCGCCTGTTCGTAGTAAATACCCGTTGCTTCCATACTTATGGCAATTTTTCTGATTCTTTTTGTTTTTATCCAATTAATCAGATTCTCAAATCCTTCTGTATTGTTGGATATTTTTATATATTCTTTGCTTCCTTTAGTTGTAATCAATGTTGCGTCTATCGTGTCTTTAGATACATCCAACCCTATTACATTCATTTCATTTTCCTTATTTATTCAGCCTGATACGGCTATGATGATATTCAATCTTTAAGGTAATTGGACGGTTCGGCATATCTTTTCCTCAGTTTTTAACTCTGGTCGTTATACTGTCTAAACCGCCCAGGCTTTTGTTTTGCGCTTAAACAAAAACCTGTAAACCGTCTTAATTAAAACGATTTACAGGTTCCAATTTAATTTACCCAATTTCAAAAAGGCGGGAGTTCCCGCACCCCGTTGATATTTATTTAACCGTTGATTCCGCTTATGCTACATCAACAATTAAATAAATATCTCTTAACTGCCGACCTTTGCACCGTTTTGGAATCCTGTTGTTTCGCCTGCTTCAACATAGCCGTCATACATCAGGTTTTGAGGGCTTTTGCCGCCCATCGTAAGCACTTGTCCATTTTCAGGCGCGTATGCTGTCTGCGGTGCTGTTTGTGGCTGTTGTACGGTGTGCTGTTCATCCTTATAGGGATTGAAAGGCAGGCCATTTTTGACGTAATCCTTGCACATGGCTTTAGTAACTTCTTTCAGCGGCGTGCCTTGGGCGCTATAACAAGTACAACCACTATTACCACCTTCAACGCAACCGGCGATGTATTCAAAAGTTTTAACTTGTCTTACATTGTCATAAATGGGCTTGCTTTCAGGTTTTTCGGCAAGAGTAGGTACAAAATCTTCAGGCTTTAAACTACTAGTCGTAGGCGGTTGAGGCGGTTTACTACTTTCTGACGTTGTAGCTTCATCCGTTGTATCTGATGTAGTCAATGCCGCTGTCTGTTGTTTTTCCTCTTGGTTAAATCGTTTACTCATTCCATTAATGGTATAAACGGCAAAACCAATTAATAAAGGTAAAAACAAGGCTACGAATATAAGACTTTTTGGGATACGTCTTTTAGGCTTAGTATGCACTTCGGCAGACTTGTACATGCCAAAAGATTTTTTAGGTACTACAAACGTTCTTTCTATTGCCCTAGCGATATTCACACTGCTATCAGGCTGATCTACACATTCATTCCATTCGTAAAGCTTACGTCCTACCGGCTTAATGGAAACGTGCATATGCCGTTGGACAAGCTTTCTTACGAAACTATCAAGAAAACTTGGATGTTGCGTTATTAAGACGATTTCTAAACCATGATGTCGATGTAATGCCAAAGCTTGTATAAATGGAGGTACTTTTGAAGCGGCAGATCTAGTCCCCATTAAACGTTGTGCTTCGTCTATGATGACAAGCGAGCCATAAGGGAGAAAATCTTGAAATGGCTTTTCTTTAATTTGCTCATCTGTAAGTTCTTCATGTTCTATCTTCAATTCAGGAATGCCGTTGACGAACAGGGGGCGTTTTTTCTTTACGCCATCTTTATCAGTAAAATGTGTGTAACTTTCGTCTGTCATCAGCATATTGACGACAGAGCTAGTTTTTCCGCTACCCGGTACGCCAGTTTGTAAAATAATCATTTAGCTTTCCCCCCTGGAATAAATGAAAGTTTGCTAATACTTTGCATAGCAACGTTAAATGCAAATGCACCGAATATCAGACCTAATGCATGGCCGAAACCTGCCATCATTACAATTTGAAGTATGTCTGATGGCATTGAGTTGAACTGATTTTTTACGTAGTCTTTTATAAAACCTAATCCAACTGTAAAGCCTGTATAAGTTACAAAACTAATGCCAAGGGCAATAAATACTTTTGCAACAATATAGGTTAATAGTCTTTGTAATATGGCGAAAAACGCAGCTTTCATGCTTTAGTCCTTTCTACTTGAAAACATGATATATGCTGCTGCTACCGCAGCGTCGCCTTTTTCTGAACAAGCTAATATGTCAGGGAAAATATTACAAAGTAAGCCTTTTGATTCTTCTTTCTTGTCATCTTTTTTATCTTCTTTTCTTTTGTCTTTATTAGATGGATCATCATCCGGATCAGGTTTATCATCTGGACGTTTATCAGGCTTATCATCGGAATCGGGTTTATCATCCGGCTTTTTATCAGGCTTTCCATCAGGATTAGGCGCAGGATCTGGATCAGGATTTGTATTGGGTGCTTCAGATCCGCCCGGTGTCAAATCAGGACGCTGTGTTGTTGCAACATTTGCCGTTGTATTGCCATTTGAATCTTGGCCGAAAGTAATGGTAATTTGCACCGGTTTGCCGTTTTCTGGAGTGACAGGGCCAATGGTTACAACTGTACCGGCAGGTACTTTTATGTTTTCTTTATATTCGGGTTTGCCAGTGCCTTCTACAAAGGGCGTTGGGTTTCCATCAATAGATGGGGTAGCGATTTCAAGGAATTTTTCTTCTGTCAAAGTTTCACTATGTAGTCCATTTTTTGAACCATACCAAAATCGCGTACCAGTGCTAATTTGACATGAAACGCCTGAACCAATAAAAAAACAAAATTGGAAATATGCTCCTTTGTACCTGTCTTCTATAATTATTTTTGATGTTTTTTGAAAATCTTTTTCGACAAGCATTCTCATTAATTCTTCAGCTTCTTTAGCACTTTGCCCGCCTTTGTTTTTTGCTTTAATAATTGATGAATCAATACCTACACACGAATTAACAGCACGGTCTTTTAAACATAAAGCATCAGGATAGCCTTTTATAAATTCGCCTTGTTCTTGA